TGTATGCCATATATACCAATCATCACTACCATTTGTCTTCTTCACAAAAATCAGACCTGGAACACTACCTAAATTATGAGCGACTGTCCTATTACTACCGTTTCCTGTGTAGGTAACAATATCGAAGAACCCAGCGGTTTCCTTGTAGGTCCAGGAGACGTATTCTGCACCAGAACTATTAGTAGATCCTCCTGAACCAGTTTTATAACCATCTGAGTCAAAAGATGTAATATCATTAGGTTCACTTGCCTGTGCAGCACTGCTATTTGTAACTAATCTATAACTAATACCTCTTGCTGAATCAGTAAGAATATTATTTGTTTCACTACTTCTTGATTTAGTCCAAACAAGACCACCTCCAGTTAAATCAATATTATTATTGATTACACGATCACCGCCGCCATTACCTACATATACATACGTGCTGAATATATCGTCAATGTATTCTCCTGCTCCTCCTCCTCCTGCAGCTGCACCTGCTCCAAGCATCATTTGTTGTATAGGCATCTAACTAACCTCCATTATGATAATGCTGTTCCTTGCAGATATGCAACACTAGAAGAAACGAAGTACAGTGTTGCCATACCCCTAGCTCCTAATGTTTTAGATGTAACCGTTGTACCATCTGAAGTTAAGTATGTTGTTACTGCACTACAAGTAATTACCAATCCTCCAGCACTATTATTAAGAAGACTGACCGTATCACCTTCAGAGAATGTAGAGGCAGGGACAGTCCAACCAGTTGTATTAGTTGAAACAACTTTACCTGCATCTGTTACTACAAGTGTTGCTGCAGATCCAGTTACAGATCTTAGAGGTATGTCTCTTACATTACCTAAACTATCAGTACAGATGCCAGTGATTACCACTCCATCGTTAGTCGTCTCAAATTTTTGACTATTATCATATCTCAAACCTACAGCTCCATCCGCATCCGCAGTGATCATACCATGACCATTAGATTTATCTACAACCTTGAAAGTATCTGCTTGTATTGCTGAATATGTCCCATTATGCCACAGTTGGAGCTCACTACCATTCCCTAATGCTATATTATCAGAAGTGGCATTGCCATTAGGAACATGAATTCCACCACTAAAAGTACCAATACCAGTCGTTGTCGTTCCCGAACCAGTCGTCTCAAATTTTTTGGAATTATCATAGTATAAATCTGCGGCTCCGTCTGCAGTAAATGTACCACAAATTTCTCCAGTGTATTTTTGAATAGAGGTTTTACTAGCTCTAATCGTGAGTTGACCCGTTCCCGATTCATCAATATATGTGTTAGATCCGTCGTGATATATGGAAAGATCCGATGCATCTCCTACGTTTAATCTTACATTATCGTGTAGATGTACATCACCAGTTCCACTAAATGTGGCAACTCCAGCAATACCCATAGTAATGCCAGTACCTATGGTAAGTTGACCACCTGTTATATTAACACCACTCTTGGCAGTTATAAGACCAACCGAATCAACACTCGTTACATCTTCATAGGTTAAAGTTCCTGCAACAGAGAGACCAGCACCAATATAAACATTCCCTCCTATACCAGCACCACCAGAAACTACTAATGCACCTGTAGATGTTGATGTAGAATCTGTTGTACTACTTACCCTAGTAATACCACCAAAGGTTGAAGCAGCACTTACATTTAAATCTGCAGTTGTGGTAGCAACACTAACAATATATGCAGTATTAGCAAGTCCAGTTAATGCACTTCCATCCCCACTAAATGAATTAGCAACTAAAGTGCCAGCAACTGTAGCAGCACCAGATATATTAACATCAACAAAACTACCTATACCAATAGTACCAATACCACTTACATCAATTTGATTAGCAGTTATACCTTGAGAGAAAGATCCAAATCCACTTTGAACATAAAGATTCGTACCTACATTAAAATCAGCTCCACTACTATTAACTTCAGCTAAATTAAATCCTTTATATGCAACTACTTGTACTGTTGATCCAACCCCAACAGGAGTATCTAATATAATTGTTGATCCATCTGTTGCAGCATAATCAAGAACATTAACTAATTTTACACCATTCCTATAAACATCAATAAGACCTGGATCATACCCTGCAGTGAAAGTAAAAGTTTTCCCTGCCCCCGTAGGTTGAAAATATTGCTTGGCTAAAACTATTGACGAGTCACCAGGTGCTCTTCCAATATAACCACTCCTATTAAAACTCATTTTAGGTTACCCCCTTAAGGATACTTGCAGTTACATCTATTGCATTATCTGTATCCACATATACTCTTACTTCATCATAAGTCTCTAACATGGTTTTACCAGTATCCGTTATAACAAACGAACTTCCATTAGGTACTGGTATTTTTACTGCCAATCCAACCTCAGTAGAAGCACTGGCATCCCAAATATTAACAGTCAAATTAACCTGACTTGTTGTATTGTTAGCAAAAGTTCCACCAATTAAAACACTCTTCGTTTCAGTAGATTGATATGCAGTCGTTACTCCCAAATACTTAACCGTTTGATTTGAGGCAGCAGCAGTGTTTACTGAATCACTATCAATAGTTGTAGAATTAACTCCTATTGCAGTAACTTTAGACCCAGCTAAAAACCACTCATTATCCACAAGATCACTAACTGCAACACCTACTGTAGATATACCAGTAATCAAATTAGTTGTTATACCAATAGATCCACTTGTGCTAGTTGACACAATCCCACATCTTCTTTTTATTGCATTTGAAAACTGTTCTGCCATTGTTCCTTACTTGTTAATTTTATTTATCAACCGCCAAGTGCGATTGCTAGACCTAATGATGCACCTGGTTTTACTTGAATGGTAGCAATACCACTTGTTCCTGCAGGAGTAACCACAATAGCCTGTCCTGTAGAAGATGAGAAGTTAAGTACACTAGCACCTGCTCCCATATAATCTCCTTCAGAAGAAATAGCAACTTGAGCAGATCCAGTAAAACTAGTAGCAGTTATTAATCCAGATACAACTAAATCTGTAGCATTTAATTGAGTGATAGTAGCACTCGTGCCTACAAAATCAGTATTTGCTATTCTAGTAAGGGTACTAATAGTACCAACTAGATTAGTTGTATTCAATCTGGTAATAGTACCAACACCAGTAATGTTGATATTTCTACCATCAACTTCATCATATACAATGTCACCAGTAACTGTTAAATCGCCTGCAATGGTAAGACCACCACCAACCCACGCATTAGTAAAGGTTGATACTCCAGTAAATGTAGATGCTCCACTAACTACAATGTCTTTAGAAACATCAAGACGAGTAATAGTACCAATTGTACCAACTAGATTAGTTGTATTCAATCTAGTAATTGTACCAACACCAGTGATGTTGATATAAGAACCACCTACATTCTGGAATGAAATATCACCAGAAACAGAAAGATCCTGTGTTACTGTAAGACCACCACCAACCCAAACATCACTAAACGTAGAAAATCCACTAACTGTTGATGCTCCACCAACGATAATATCTTTATCAACATCAAATCGGCTAATAGTACCGACACCAGTGATATTCAGGTTTCTACCTGTTACCTCATCATATACGATATCATCTAAAACGTAAAGGTCTCCACCAACATAAAGATCCCCTCCAGTGGTTGTAATACCACCAGCAGAGGATAATGTTGTAACACCTGATATTCTTACATCACTCAGGAATGTTGAAACTCCTGTTACTTGTAAAGTAGTAGCACCAATTCCACCAAAAGCATGAAGAGTGTATTGTGGAACTGACGTACCAATACCTACCCTAGAATTGGTGGCATTAGCTAGAATGAGATCATTACTAACCTCAAGCCCATTTTTGACTACAAAGTTCTTATTTACAGCCATAATGCGGGATCACTCTCCCCCGTATACTTAGTCTTATTTATTTATAATACTTAAGATTAGAATGGTCCACCAACAACTGAAGGAGAAGAAATTGCGGTAATTGTTCCAGGAGTGACAGCTGATCCTGTAGTTGTTGATTGACCACAGCATAAAAGCTTCACATTATCACTTATCGCTCCTTGAGAAGAGTTTGTTAAAGGTGATATTGCAGGTATGGGTGAAGTAAAGTTACTTGTATAAAGTGCTTGGCCAATTGTAATTCTTACATTACTAATCTTACCATCATACTGTCTTCCTGAACCTGGATTGTGTTGCCTACCAATACTTAAAGTTCTTGTTTCACCACCACCATCACTATAATTATAAGCAGTTTCTGTAAAATTACCAATTGATGTGCCATTAAGATATAAGTTATTAGAAGTACCATTTCTTACCATTGCTACATGATACCAAGTACTATTCGATAGATTCCCACTAGTACTAATTGGGTTAGTACCATTACGACCCCAATAGAAACCATTATCATTTTGGTGCAAAGCCCACCATGCACCACTAGCACTACTATTTTGATAAGTATCCATAATAGTATCAATACCACCATTAACATTATCAGGCATTATATAACATTCTACGGTAAAATCATTTGTTAAGAAATTAGGGAAATCTGCAACTGTTAATGCATCACCATCACTTGCTCCATCAAACTGAACAGCATATCCTCCATTACTATAAAATGGGAATGGGTACTGGTCGCTGCTTGCTGTTGGGTCACCACTAGTGGTAATTGTTCCAGGAGATACGGCAGCCGTTGTTACTGAAGAATTATCTTGACAACATAAAAGTTTAGTATTGGTTACATTCGTGAGTGCTGATGAAGGAGGTGAGAAATGATTTGTTCCGTAAACATTTGTTCCTTTAACAAAACGTAAATTAGACATATATCCATTAAAAGTCGAACCACCACCGTCATTACCTATAAGAGTTTGAGCAGTAGGCCAGTTAGTAGAATTTGATACGTTTCCTTTTTGTGCTCCATTATACCATACATATAATGTTCCACTTTGTCTTGCAACTACTACCTGAGTCCATTCTCCTACAGTTGGAGCAGGATCAATTGTAATATGATTAGTAGTACCACCTGTACGAACGACCCAATCACCTTGATAAGCTCCTAACCAAAAACCACCAGTACCTTGGTTGTTAAAATATATGTTATCAAAACTGCCGCCCCATGAAGCATCAGGATATAACCAAACCTCAAAAGTAAAGTCCTGATCACTTGGAGATAGAACTGCATCACTAGCAAGTATTAATTGGTCATTACCATCAAAGTCAACTGAAAAAGGTCCACCAACACCTCTAAATGCAGCACTCATAGCACCTCCACCCATCCCAGTATATCCCTGTATAGGCATTTCCTTTTTATTAAAATACATAATTTCTAATTCTCCTTAAGTCGCATTACTAACATTAGCAATAACTTTAAATCCAGAATCACCTGTACCAGTACCAGTTTTTATAATAGTAAAGGAATATATATCCAATCCATCAGAACCACCAGCACTAGGAGCAGATCCACCTACCCATTCTTCTGTTACAGCATTACCATCAATTGTCCAGTTAGCACAATAACCACCAGCAGCAGCAGTTGCAATAACTGTGACTGATGCAACATCTCCAACTGCCATCTTACTACTTAATGAATAAGTATCATCCCACCTAATATTTGGTGTTCCAGTTGTTGTTTCTTGAGTAGTAAAATAGAAGACGTTTGCAGTTGCTATACCTATTTGCAAATTATCAGTTAACTTACCTGCTTTTATCCATGCTCCCTCAAAGAGACCACCAGTAACACCCATACCAGCAGTAGTAGACGTGAAACCCGTTACCTTAATTCCTTCGTTAGTCGTGGCTAATTTAGCAGAGTTGTCATAGTATGCTTCAACGGATCCTCCAGCCGTAGCAACAAGCATTGTTTCAGCTGTACCGTTCTTTCTTAAAGAGACAGCACTACTATTAGGTGCTTCTATAAATAAATTTCCTTGCGAATTTTGAATATAACTAGAAGCGTTTGAACTTGAATGATAAATTCTTAAATCAGTAGACGAACCCCAATTAGCCTCAACATTATCAGCAAACTCTAATGCATCATCTGACCTATCCCATACCATAGAAGCAGTTACACCAGAAAAATCAACATCGCCAGCAAAGGTAGTAAGACCAGCAGTACCAATCGTTAAAGCAGTACCAACTTTAAACTCTCCAGCACTACCAACAGTTAATCCTGCAAGTGTACCAACTGATGTGATGCTAGTTTGTGCAGCAGTATTGACTGTACCAGTTAAATCACCAGTTACATTACCAGTAAGTGGACCTTCAAATGTGGTTGCTTGAACTTTACCAGTAGAAGGAGTAATAGTAACTGCAACTCCAGCAGCACCGATAAAGGTTGCAACACCAACACCACTAACTGTTAATGCACTACCAACTTTTAATTCACCACCAGTTATATTAACACCACTTTGTGCGGTAATTAATCCAACTGAATCAACACTTGTTACATCTTCATAAGTAAGAGTTCCTGCGACAGAAACATTACCACCGACATGCAATTCTGTCCCAACCCGAAGACTTTTAGCAACACCCACACCACCAGAAACTACTAATGCACCTGTAGATGTTGATGTAGTCTCAGTAGTATCAGTAATACTAGCAGCTCCTGATGTTGTAGTACTACCATCAAATGTAGCACCACCAGATACTCTAATATCAGTAAAACTACCAATACCAATAGTACCAACACCAGTTACATTGAGTTGTGCGGGTAGAAAATCTCCTGCATATAATTCACCAGTTACGTGTAAATTACCATTAACAGCTTGTGATGATGCTGCACCAACAATAACTCCAGCAATATCAAAACTATCAAAAACAGAAAACTCTAATACATCATCAGCATCTACAGTATCAGAAATTAATGTAACCGTTGTCCCATCAGTTGCAGAAAAATCTCTTCCATCTACAAGACGAACACCATTTCTATATACTGCTATTTCATTTATTCTATAACCACCAGTAACTGTAAAATCTGTCTGCCCTTCAGTTGCTGCAATACTAATATTCTTTGACGTAATATTAGGGGTTAATTCTATGGGTCTTCCTATCGCCATCTGAATACTACTGTTTTTACTTATTTATATTGAAGAAGCTGCTGGAAATACTGGTTCGTTATCCGATGCTTCATCTGTTGACTCTATAACAATAAATGCAGTGTCATCATTACCACCAACTCGTGTACCACTCAATAAAGTAGTACTAGTAAGAAGAGTTATCTCTCCATTAGAGTAACCTGATCCTCCTCCACCTCCAGCATTACCACCTAATGATGGACCATCACCACCTCTGGCTCCTGCTCCACCTCCACCACTTTTACTATTAACACCATTTCCACCATTTTCCCTATACCCAAACCCTGCTTTATATCCTCTATCTATAGTTGCACTACCAATAATTATATCACCATCATAAGTGCGAGCCTGTACATTTCCCAAATCTTGGCAAGGAGCATAACCCTCATCTGCATAATAATCACCTTGAGTACACTTAGTTAAATATCCACCTTCATTATTATTATTATTAAAGTTAACAGCAGAAGTTTCTGATGTCCCACTAGTAGCATAAGAACCATTAGTACCCATTTGACCAGTGGAAATCTGTGCTCCTCCTCCACCACCATTAATACCTTGACCTCCTTCACCAGCTAGACCTACTCCACCACCATCTCCACCTCTTCCATATTGACCAGCACCACCACCTCCACCACAAACTGCAATAACATTTGCTTTACGATACAAAACAGCAGAACCTCCACCACCAGGATTTCCTCCCTGTGGTGCAAGATTAGCAGAATATGGAACTCCTAATTTAATTGTATATTCTGTGTCTTTAAGAAGAGTAATCTTGAATACTGATATTCCACCATGACCTCTACGTCTACCATACTGTTCATCACCTCTTGAACCACCCATCGTAATCTTAACTTCACTATTTGTTTCTGATGGATATATTGTAATTGATCTAGTAGAAGCAGATGTATCAGCACGGAAAGATAAATTACCATCTGCTAAGTCATGAGTTCCACTTGAATTTAATGAAGTAGAGTTCTCACTAAAACATTCATACTTAATAATATTTCTTGCAGTAGTAACATCATACTCAACCACATCAGTATAAACAGGAGATGGATTTGCTGTAGGATGAGATACTTTACATCTCATGGTAGTAACACCAAGAGTAGTAGAAGATATACTAAGTTGTGTTGTAGCAGATCCTGCAACTGTTGAACTATTACTTAATGCAATTCCGTCTTGTTGCCATTCATATGATAAATCAGTATTAGTTCCATCAGTAGCAGTTGCATATAAACTAAAAGTATGCGTAACACCAGTTGCTATAGTTGCTTCCTCTGGTTGAGTAACGATTGTTATTACAGGAAAAACTGTAAGTGTACCTATTCCAGAATTTAATGGTTCATTCGTTGCATTTCCTGTAAAATATCCACCTAAACTAACAGAAGTAACTCCACTAATAGACTCAGGAACATAATCAGCTTGTAAATAATATTCTCCTTGATTAACATCATTACTTAAACTACTTACCGTAAGAACAGTAGATCCTGCACCACTAATTGTATTTCCAGCAGAAGTTGTTCCGTCAGTTAAAGATCCAACTCCAACTCTCCACCATCGATAAGTAATAATTCCAAGATTATTTACTGAATTGGCAACGTCACCAACAGTAGAAAAAGTTGCAGTAGCAATACCAGTAAAGGTTGCTATTCCTGCAGTGCTAGTTGCTACTCCAACTGGGTTAGTAGTAAATGATAGGTCAGGACCATTAAGATCCAGACCTGTTGGGACTAATCGGAATAATGACATTTATTATGCTGTGAAGTTTTGTCCTGTAATTACACCAAAGATGCCTTGATTATCTAGATCTGCTCCATCAAAGATCTTAAAGGAGTAGATGTCTGTCTTATCCGCAGTTGTAGTAACATCTGGAACAACACCACCTGGCCAGTACACTGATATAGCATCGTCATCACCGTTATGTATTGTATCAATACCAACTCCATGTCCACCCGTACTATCCTGAACTAATTTTAAAGTAAAGGACTGTGCTGTATTGGTCTTATCAGCATTATATAATCTAATCCTTGAAATATCATCACTAACAGTACAAATAAATGTACTTGCCTCATTCAGATAAATCTTAAGTTGATTAGAAACAACAGTTACAATACCAACCTCTTCAGATACAGTCTTCAATCTAGCATGTCCTGTAACATCTAATGCTGCCCTTGGTGTTACTGTTCCAATACCTGCACCAGATGTAGTAGTTGCAAATATTGTAGCACTACCTCCTACTTTTATGTTAGTAGCAGTTAGAATACCAATCGTTAAATTACCACTCGTAACATCTAAAGCTGAAGCAGTTAAGATACCACTAACATGAGCATTTTTAGAAACTAATTCATTATTAAAGAACGCAGATCCATAAACAAAGAAGTTAGTTGATCCAATACCCGCTGATGCATCATTAGAATTAGAACCAACTGTCAATCCATGAATGGAAGGTGCAGAAGTTCCTATACCTATTTTTGCTCCATCATAAGTATTGTAAGTAACAGATGAACCACCTGAAACTGTATTTGTCCAACCTGATGCACTAATATTAAGACTGGTCAATTCACTACCATCACCCTTAAATGCAGTTGCAGTAACTGTACCTGATACATTAACATCTACAAAAGTAGAAACACCAGATACTTTAAGATTACTAGCAGCATCTAAAGCAAATAGAGTAGATCCAGAACCAACTTGCAATATATTTGTTCCTGGAGTTGTAGTTGCAATACCTACCTGATCGTAAGTGTATACATCACCTTCTTTATTCAAACTTACATTACCAAATCTCCTCCAATCATTCTCAGAAGTATAAACCCAACCAGCATATCCACCTTGATCTGGATTAGCAAAGTAACTAACATCTCCTGGGTTTCCTGCAAGAGTAGGAGTTCCTAATCCAACAGTGTATTTTCTAGCAACTGTTGTATCACCTTGAAGATATATATTTTGTGCCTCAACACCCTTAGCAGAATTAACAGTCAATTTGTTATTTAATATAACAGGACCATTAAACTCAGAAGAAACCTTATTGTCATCACCACCATCAACCTTAATTGAACGAGCAAATGATCCCTCAGTAACTTGAGTAACGTTAATAGAAGGAAGATTACCAATATCCTCACCAGTTACTGTCTGTACTGGAGTATCAACAGTCTCTTCTTTTCCTGTGATGGTACTTACTTTTTTATTACCAGAGTATGCAATACCCTTATCATTCATTCCTGTATAGAAGTTTACACCACCATCTTGCTTAGTTGATTGTGCTAATCTTTCTTCTTCAGGAGTAACAACTCTATCCTGTTTAGATGGGAATGCAGTTGAATAGTTACCTGGACCAAAACCAACATATTCAAATGTGTGTCCAGAAGCACGAATTAGTGAATGTCTTCTAAGTTCAACTGGTTCAATACTAACCTTTCTTACGACAGAGTTAATGGAATGACTATCTGCTTTAGACCCCATAACTCCACGGAAAACAGAAACAGAAGAATCTCCATCAGCAACTGTAGTCTTCACCCTCATCATTTCATTATCTACTATAATATAATCACCAATGTTAATATCATTATTACCCGAACTTTGATTCGTAAGAGAAACTGTTGAAGTAGTAGAATTACTAATTGTTGCAGAAAGTGTAGTTGTAAATCCAGCATATCTTGGAACCTGTCTACCTGTTAGATTTTCATCCTCTACAGTAATGACACCATCATTAGCAGCATATCCTTCACGATATGCATAAATGGTTCCTGTTGCAGTTGGGTTAGTTGTACCCGTTCCCATATTAACTGCAAACTCAGTTAAACTATTATTCTGAGTAACAACAAAATTTCCATTATATTGTGCTTGACCTGCACCAGTAAACTGTACACTCTCATCTACAGATAAACCATGATTACCACTACTGGTTATGGTTGCAATACCAGAATTAAAATCGTAACTTATAGCACTAACAGGAACTGATTCACCTGTCTGATACATATATGCATTAGCAGTTAGTGTTTTACCAACACCAACATTTAACTCACCTATACTAGAAATACCAACTGTTGCAAATCCTGAAACAGTAGATGCAGATTCTACACTAATACTTCTTGCTACACCAACATCAACACCAGTAATTCTATAAAGTTGATTATATCCAGCATAAGATTCAGATGATACACCAGATATTCTAACTACATCACCAACGTTATTATAAATTTTTTCAACTTCAACGTATGCCTGAACAAATCCAGAAGTAGTTGCAACACCAACAACATTTAAAGTATTACCAATACCATATGCACTACCACCATCCATAATCTTGATAGCAGTAATAGTACCACTACCATTAACAGTTAATTTTGCACTCGCACCTTTACCAGTTATAGAGGATCCAATAGAAACTAACTTAGCATTATAAAGATCTCCTGCTGCACCAGATCCATAACCAGCACCACCAGAAGAAATACCAATCTTAGTAATTCTATTAAAACCATGATCTAAAATACTAGTAATAGTATGGGCAGTACCTGTACCAGAAAATATGTTAGTAACACCAACACCAATTTCAGTATCATTAATAAACTTATTAAGAGTTTCTTTCGTTAAACTATGTTGAGGATTATCAACTACAACCTTACCAATTATATCAGGAACAGCAAATGATTTTGTCTCATTAGGATCAGAAACTGGTGTATCTCTATTAGTTTGAGGATATAGATCCTTTACTGGTTGAGAAAAACTTTCATTTAAAAATGGAGAAACAGTTGGTTTGTTAGATGAGTTTGCTACGGTTAAATAATAAACACCATCTTGCTTTCCAGCAATATATTCTTGAGCTTCCTTAGAAGTATAAATTGTATATGTATTATTATATCTCTTTCTCTTAAAATATGGTAGAGAAGTTGTTCTAGAAGACAAATCATTTGTAAATGTACCTGGATCTGTGGTTAATCCAACAGTAAAGCACTTCGTACTACTAATACCAACAACTTTATAGTGCCTATTAAATCCAGTAGCAGCAGTACCAGTAGTATTCAAAGAACTTGTTATATTAGCTAATTCAACTTCAGATCCTACAGAAAGATTATGAGGAAGTTCTGTAGTTACGTTAATAGAAGAACTACTGTCCCAAAAAGCATCCGCAATAATAGTAAAGTTTCTTTGTTGGTTTATATTAGAAAGTGATCCAGTTCCAAAATAACTTTGAACTTCTGCATCAGTTCCACCAATTCCAGTATTAGATTCCTGAATGATATATCCATCTGCTGGTGGACGTGCAACAGTAACTCCACTAGCAGCAGGAATTACATACCTCATTCTATAAAGAGTGTCATCAGCATTTCTATTATCAGATTTTCTCTTAATATAAGTTCTAGTTGTAGCACTTCCAAGTCCTGTTGATCCAAGTCCAACTATAGTAGTGTAAATACTATTCTCTGTAGCAGCAGTAGCAACATTAACATACCAGTTAGAATTTGTAGCATCCCATTGAATTGGATGTCCTCTTTCACCAGAAACTTTATCAGATACTCTACTAATAACTTTTAAAAGACCACCTTTATTATTAATCGAAAGAGCAGTATCACTAAGTGCTTCATTTAATGTCTTTCCAAGTTTAATATTAGTATTAGTAGAAATTCCTGATCCACTTGTAATTGCATAGTAAACAATATTAGATTCTAATCCGTCAGGAACTTGTCCGTCATCACTAATCACACGAACAGACTCACCATTAATAAAGGAATGAGGTGCAGTTAAAGTAATGACCTTATCATTACCACCCTGACTATTAGATCCAATACTATTAATTCCTGTTGCACTTTGTCGAACAGTAAATATTTTTTCCGAACTTAACTGAGTTAAATCTTCTCCACTAGTGGCTTTATAACCATCCATAGTAATACGAGAACTATACTCGGTTACAGATCCAGCATAAGAAACTAGAACATTTAACTGATCACTTTTCTTTGCACCAACTCTATATCCCTCAAGGACATTTTCAGGTTTAACTGCCTGATTAGTCTGGTTATAAAGGAAAAGATGTCCTGTTGATCCAACACCAACTGCCTTACCTGTTGTATTGACATCTATAGATTCAAATTCAATAGCACTTTCAGGAAGTGGAACTGTCTTTGGTGGAATAATATGTGTAATATATCCTACATCATCCTGTGAATATGCATCATTTCTAAATCCCTTAGATGCAAGTGCAATAGCACCAAAGTTAGAGTTAGAGTTAGTAAGTGAAATATCACCACCACTCTCAGTTAAGAAATGATTTGCGTAACCAATCGCAAAGACAGAAACTGCCTGAATAACTGCGTTGTTAATTACCTTAACATGGAAATTCTTATATGACGGCTTATAGATTGCCTTTGAGTTTGTACTTAAATTAGAAACAGTCAAACTCGTATCATAGTTACCAGATGGAATATCATCAGTATTAAACCTTACAAATGCATTATCATCTTTCTGTAAACCAATACCAGTAAACTGAGCAACCACCATACTCTTAAATCCAGTTGCTTTCTTACCATCAGCAACCATACCACACATACCATAAACTGAACGCAATGAACAGTTAAAGATATAAGGTGATGCAGAAGTTACCGTATCTGATGAAAGAGTTAATGTAGAACCTGTTGCAGAAGGATTAGGTGTTGAAGGTGAATTCTGAACCTGATATTTTACTTGAGTAGAACTAGGTCTATCAGATACAACAAATTTACCATCATATCCAGCAGCAGAAATACCATCAATTCGGAATGGTGTATCAACATCTAGTCCAGTAATTGCACTATCAAGAGTAACTGTTATGGTACTAGAAGTAGTTGTTCCATCTCCTGCAAAAATACTAGTAATTCCTACAGACTTACCTGTAGAACCAACAATTCTATATTCATCAATTTTAGCTTGAATATCAATAGAAGTACTTGGATAATCTGGTTCAATAGCACGACCAGAAGATTGTCCATATGCAAGACCAACCTTCTCATAATACATGGTAAGGTCAGTCCTGTTTGTTGTATAATCAGTTATAAATTCATCATTAATCTTTACTTCATTTACACCATCAGCATACTCAAAACAAGTTAATTTATGGTGAGAAAAATTGGGAACAAATTCATTAGCAGTATAATCTTTAAATACCTTTCCATTAGGATCTCCATCAAACATAGAGAACTGCCAAAGGTAACATCCACCAGTTACTCTGAATAAACAAGATCTTTCAATATTATCATTCTCTGGATCGGGAACATACTTAGGTCTTATTTTTGTCTTTCTTAAATCTAAACCAACAAGAGAAGTACCACGAGGAAGAATTACACCACCGTAAATACTGTTTAACTTATAAAGTTCATTATTAGGTGAATCTAAGTCAAAATTAGTTGTTAAATCAAATGGTGGTAAATTATCAGATGTCGTACCATTTCTTAATCTAAAATTATTTGTACCATCAGGAATCCAACCAGGTCTATTATCTAAAACATGCTCACCAGGATATAATAATACTGTAGTTTTACCAAATCTATCGTTATCTAATCCCTTCTGATATGAAAATCTTGATGCTTCAACTAAAGCACGTTGAATAGTTTTAAAAGGACGTGTTAATGAGTTTCCCTGATTCTCTATACTGTCTGTTGCATCCAAATCATTTGGATTAACATAGAGAATGTTTCCTCTCGTCGATTTTAAAAAATTATCTAATCTGGAAAGACCCATCTTACTCTACTATAGTTCTTGTTATGGATTATTTATCATCACAAAAACCCTTCAATCAATTGGCACTAGTTCAGGATTCTCCAACTCCAACTCAAATAGCATAGGATTACACTCTTCTTCCATTAAATAAGAGTATGCCCTATAAAGATCTTCTTCATTCCATCTCTTTTGCCCATTAGCAAGAGAAACTATTTCTACATCATCTTTAGCAACTTCAGGTAATTCATCAAAGGTGAAAGGGACATTCTGAATAAAATACATACAAACAATTTTTTCACCGTCAGTAGTATCATACCAACAATATTGGGTGTGTATGAGGTATTTCATTGTTCTATATTTTCCTCCACCTTATTTATCGTTTAATGTGGATTATAAAGTCCCAAATAGTAAACAAATAAACAAATGGTGACAATCATCGCAAGACCAATAAAATAAATCATAATCAAATAGGATCAACGTAGGATACAGTGTCAACAGGGGCATGTTCACGAACGTAATTTAATACGCTTATGAACTCTTCAGGAGTATCACACTCTACAGTTTTCTTATCCCCCTCGTTAGAATAGATGTGAACAGTCCTTCTAACGGTGTCCACAACACAACGAGACAAATATTCTTCTTCCATAGAGAAAATACCCAATTATATGTTATTATACCACAAAATAGTAAATTAGTCAACTGAAACAACTTTCCAAGTACTTCCGTTATAAAAATTAAGTTTATTTGTTGATGAATTATATACCATTGCACCTGCCGTAACAGTCATTGCATCTCTCTGAGTAGTAGTAACAACTGGAGGATAAAATGGAATGGTTGTAGTATTACATATTACACTTGATGCTGTCAGAATACCTAAAGTTGCATTACTTGCCGTCAAAATACCTAAAGTTGCATTACCATTTGATTCTATTGTTGCACCAGTTGAAACTTTTAATGTAGAAGCTGTCAGAATACCTAAAGTTGCATTACCATTTGATGCTATTGTTGCACCAGTTGAAACTTTTAATGTAGAAACAGTAGTTATGCCACAATTAATATCCTGACTAACCCCCATTCCAAAAATAGCAGATTCTTCATCAATCTCAGATCTCGTATTCTGACCTGCTGTACTGTTATCAAAATAACTATAATAATTTGCCATAATACCTCCTAATTAACCTTATTGTATCCTGCTATCTGATAATCATCATTATTGCCAGGATAATCTGCAGGAGTTGTACCTTCATATTCTGGAGTCAATCTATCAATATCAGACCTTGTACCAAATACATGAAAATAACAATTGATTGGCATTCCCCCTTGTGCTTGTAAATAAATTTTATCTTCGTCTATTCTCTTCACAATCACATTCTGATGTGCTCCTATTGGAGTTAAATTTACAGTAACTGTGGTAAAATCCACTAAATTTTTCCAAAATGTAGGAAATTGAATTATATTTTTATTTCTCACATTTCCTCTAAAATATACATCATTCGATGGACCTTCTGGACAAGTATGTCTTAACCTATATCCTTCTTTACTGGGATGAGGCATGTCAAAAGGTTTTGCTCCCGAAGATCTACCACTAGCAGTACTTACACTACCAACATAATTACTTGATTTAATAGTACTAGAAGCAGTAATTGTTCCTGTCTGGTTTGTGTTTCCTATCTGTTTTGTATTTCCTGTAATATGAAGAGCATTGGGAGTTCCATCATCACCTTCTAAAACTGTATTACCCTTAACATATACTGATCTACTTGCTGGAACACAATCCTTATCATCATTTTTTGTTCTACCTACCATCAGAGTGGCAAAATTATCTGGAAATTCAGTAGGACCACCAAAAACTGCTGGACCTTCACAGTGCATAGATCCATTTATTTTTTCATCACCTTCTTTAATAGCAGGAACAATCCCTGTACCTACCTGAAGTCTTCCTCCACAATTTATATCATCGAATCCCCAAGACATTTTTATTCCTCCTATACTTGATTGTTTTCCTTTTGGAATCTTTGTCCACCTGTCTTAGAATCTTTCTTAGAACAGGCATCAGTTACTCCTCTAATTATAGACCCATACATCTTCAAGCAACTATTAGCAGCTATACTCATAATACCAGTAGTAGTAATTTTGGTCAACGCTTTAGAGTCTAAGATTATCTTCTTGGTTTCATGAACTGTAAAGGTTTCAGTAGCAGTACATTTGATGTGACCCTTTGCACCACCTTCACCAATAGCAACTAATTCAATATCAGTTCCTTGTAGTCTAATCTTACCATTATGAGCAGTAATACAGATATTACCATTAACTGCATTCAATACTAAAGTATCATCTGCTTCTTCTCTATCAGATCCACATTCAACCTGAAAATTACCAGGACTAGTAGAACTTGTCCACCCCTTCCTTTCACCATCAATCTCCAAATTTAATTGATGACGACCATCAGGTGTATCAAGTTTAACCCCAGAAGTAACAGTTGCTTTTTTATCAATAACACCAAATTGAATAGATCCCTTATCCGTACCATATCTTACGGCACTATAATTTTGTTTGGCTTGACCTTCATCATCACCTCTATTCAGTTTTTGATTATTAGCTGTAGGCATTTTAATTAAGTAAGATTATCGGGAGTTCCAGGAATGTTGAGTCGAGGATTGTTACTATTAATGTCAGTACCTTGTCTCTGAATTGCAGATGGAGGTGTGGTGACTGTAGCATCAATACTCTCTTGCATTGTATCATAAATCTGAACTTTTTGTCCAGGTGTATCATAATATCCTGCAAATCGAAGACCATCTTCATAGAAGACAGCACCATAATAAGGTTTACCATCATAATATCCAGTTTGTTTCAATCCAGGAAGATCCGTAACCTGAATTAATCTATCAGGTTCAACCCCAATAGGATCTATAACAGGTCTTAATATAGGTATGGGTTTATATCCTATACCACTACTAGTTCTTACTCTTATTTCAGGATATGTCCTGTATCCGTTAGGTTTTCCTCCTGAACCACCAGAACCACCATCTCCACCATCATCTATAATAGGTTTGAATGGACCTATTCCTGTAGTTGGGGTTTTAGGAGGAGTAAAGCATATCTCCTCACCAGTTTCAGTGTTTATAACACATACCTGATCATCAGGTCCATAATTTATACCAGGTTCTCCAATAATTTCATCTAATTCCAAAATAACTGGTGGACCTGCAGGAGGATCACCACCATCAGGAGGTACAACAGGAGGATATCCATTTCCTGGATCAGTAATAATAACAGAAGTAACAATACCAACACCATTTATTTTCTTAGGGCATGGTGGTGGAATAAGAACTGCAGAAATACCAAGAGGATTAACTGTCCAAGGTTTACCCTGTGCTGTTCCTGTTCTAGGATCTACCTTTGCTACTTGCGTTTTTTTAGTAATCTTTACAGCAGCAACAGTAGGATTACTAGAAAATGGGGAATTTAGTTGTATATTAGTTAGAGTTAATTCTACAGTTCTTTTCCCTTCAGTCACATTAAATTGAGTCTTTGATATACCATTACCAACCTCAGCTTTTGCAACTTCAACACCATCAATTTTTACAAATAAAAGATCATCTGCTTCTGCCTGTATATCATAAGTTCCTGTCTCCTCAAAATTAACATTACTCCATGTCATTTTCCAAGTCTTACCATTAAAATTGGCAATATAATCTTCATCAGTATCCCATGTAGGAGTAATGAATGGTCCCAATTCTCCAGATGATGCATAAGTTGCTAATGGAGGTCCATCATAACTAACACCACCCTTTGATGATCCACTAGTAAGACCCTTACCATATACTATTTCAGTTCTACTTGTAGGAGGAACCCTAAACTTACAAGTTCTTCCCTGTATATTATAAAATTCACCTTCAGTAGCAGAACATATAAGATCATCAAAGAAACCAACACCCTTATCTCCTGCATCTTGAGCAGGTATATCTTCCATTGCTATAACATTCTTACCTTTAGTTTTTAATTCAATTTGCTGATTATTATTTGTAATTGAAGAAGAACTACCAATCTTAACTGTATGAGTCTCACTACCAGTCTGTCCAGATTGTGTCCAAGTTGTAGTTCCTATCTTAATACTCTGTACAGCAACTCCCTTACTGGAGCTATCATTCCAAGATAAAGTAAATGTGACACTTCCATTTCCTACTAAACTCTTACCATCATCAGAGAACTTAACATCTCCATTATCAATAGTAAAGGAAGCATTACAATCAGTTCCAGAATTATCTTTTAAACATAACCTCTTTCCATTATTAGTAACTTCAATAGGATTATTTTTAGCATTTAATCCAACAAATTGAATTCCAGATGGAGAAGAATTTGTAATAGTACTTGTAAACCTAACATCATATACTTTACCAACTTCAATATTATGGTTATGAGTTTCTTTTATTTGAGTTCCATCATATTCTTTAGAATCACTGAATAAAGGAGCATTGGTTAAACTACCATCAAATATTGTAACCGAAGATCCAAATAAAGTAGAACTAGATACTTTAAAAGTAACATCTACATTCTTTGGACCCTCAATAGTCTTTTCAGTTTGAGTTTGTTTAGATGCCCAATCTGCAGTGCTAAAAATTTTCTTATCTATTGTATTGTAAGTAAATTGTTTTTCATTTTCAACTTCAATGGTTATATCAACAGTCTTCTTTTCTAAAAATATTTTTTTAGCTTTAGGAGATTCTACCTTAAAATTCTCCAACTTCTTATCAGTATCAGGTCCAAGAACTTCAACACCATCAATAAAAAGTTTTCCAAAATTATCTACAGTTCCCTTTACTCCATAAAATCCTTTATAAGGAAGTTCTACTTTCCAACTATTTCTATAAACAGTTCCAGCACCATCAGTCCCTTTAAAACCTAAAGGAGGAAGAGGAGAAATACCATACCTATTGGTAAACTTACTCCAAGCATCTACTCTTACTGGATACCAAATTTTATCAACATCTTTATTTGATCGAGTAGTCCAAATAGGGTTATTAGGACATCTTCCTTCTTGTATCTGAGGAGGTTCCTTTGGTATTGGAGCCATGGGAGCATCAATAGTCATCGCAACTCCCATAGGATTCTCATTCCAAGATTTTGCAGAAACCACTTCTATCTCATTACTAATAAATGCAGCTTTTACATCAACAGCAAGTGCCATTGGATTTCCATTTGCTAATGCATTACCTGGAATTTGTTCTAAAACTGCTTTTAATGTATAAGTTCCTGACTTAAAATATTTTATCTCAATAGATTTTCCTTTACCTGTTTTTGCATCACCACGAATTCTAAATCCCTTTTTAACTAATACAACATCTTTAACATTAGCCTGTGGACTCTTACCACTAAATGTAAGAGTAACATTATCATCAACCATCGTTGTAATAGAATAATTTCCATCTTCAGGGAATATAATATTATTCCAAACAATTTCATGAAATCCTGCATAATCATCAGTAGATGCATTAGGATAATCTGGGTATCCAAGAACAGTTTCTTCAATCTGCTTCCTAGATGAAAGGGGAGTAATACTAGTAATTTTTATATTAGCATTTTGATCATATCCATTACCTATATTATCATCATATCCAATTGATGTTTTATCTACACCAATCCGTGATCCAGATCCTTTACTACCACCTAAAGTTTTTACCTCATATTTTTTACCAGCACTAAAAATACCAATTCCTCTGTCTGTGGCTCTTGTGACCCACTCCCTTTTCATAAGAATCTCACCATCATCTGCTTGTATTTTTACTTCTCTTAAAGCAAGTCCAGATCTTCTTGGATTGTCATTTACATTTAACTGCAGACCAACCTTAACTCTACCATTACCAGTAACTCTTAAATAATTTTTTCCATCATCACCAACCTCAAATTTCACACTAGGAGGAGCTCCCGTAGGAGCAACTTCAACAGTTTTTTTAACTTTCTTTTCAACCATAGAAACTACAGTTGGATCAAAAGGGAGAACACCAAACTGATTTAAAAAATTTGCATCTTTACCAGCACTTGGATTAATTTTCCACAACTTTCTATTTGCCTTTTGTATATAATCAACAGTATTGAATACATGTGCTCTTTCTCCTTTTTGAGTAGAATTTGCTTTCTTTACAGGGGGATCAACAACAAAATTACAACTACTACCACTTATACCATAAAATCTTCCATTATTAACAGAACATACAAGATCATCAAAAAAACCAACACCTGCATCTCCTGCATCTTGACCAGGAAGATCTTCCATTGCTATAACTTTTTCACCTTTAGTTTTTAATTTAATAGTAGATGAATTACCTGAACCAGCAGAAGAACTTGATAAAGTTACTGTATGAGTTTCAGAACCCACTTCACCAGATCTAGTCCATCGTGTACCCCCTACTGTTATAGAATCTAAAGCAAATCCATCATCAGCTTCGTTATCATCATATGAAAGAGTTAGTGTAACTTGAACCTTATCACCTTTAACATCTATACCTTTACCATCTGTAGAAAACTTTGCCGATCCTCCAACAACATTATCAATAGTAAAAGAAGCATTAGTATCCCAACCATTACTAATAGGATCTTCATCAAATTCAAGTCTAGTGCCACTTGCCCATCTATAACCATTTACAGGATCTTTTAATCCCGAAAAACTTATTGCTGTCGATGAAGATGTTTCCTGTTTAAAACCACTACTTCTTATTTTAACAGGATAAACCCTACCATATTCAACTTTTTTAGTAACAGTTTCACTTAAAGGATTAGTTCCTTCATCATATGGCTTTGAAACATCTATTCCCAATCCTTCAATGGTAATACCAGTTTCAAACATCGTTGAAATGTTAATATTAAAATTAACTTCATCAGAAGTTGGAACTACATCCTCCTGAATCTTCTTCATCTCCATAATCTGGTGATTAACAAGATCTAAAGTAATTTTAGCATTTCCTGCCTTCATATATTTTTTAATAGAAGCTGGTCCTGATAAGACATGTCCTGCAGCACCACCTTTTCCTATATGAAAATTATCACTAACTGGGTCGTTATTAACAAACAAATATGCATCATTGTCGCATTGAACATTAAAAATATAATCTCCTTCATATGGAAATTCCTCTTCCCATTCAAAAGTATAAGTTTTTCCTGCATTATCAGAACCAGGTACATTTGATGGAGGAACAGGAGATATTGCATATTGATTCATAAAGGAATTTTTAGTATCCTTAAACTTTGCTACAGCAACATCTTTATTTGCAATAGATAATACATTATAAACAGAATTATCTTTAAACTCAAAAATTATATTACCATTATCAATAGAAAATGTTCCTAACTTACATTGTACTTGCAAATCATCATCATCAGGAGCAGTCTTAGCAATATCAGAAAAAATAGCATCACTTGAACCACTGCGTTGAGCAATATCTCCACCTGTTCCAAAAGTTCCCTTTCTCAAAAGTCCTTGATCTCTAATTCCCTTTTTACTAGTTGTTACTACTTTATATTTTACATTTCTCTTAACTTTGATTTTAATCTCCTGTGCAAATGCATTATCCTTGTAATCATCAGCTTTTATTTGAAAACTATGATTTCCAACTAATGCTGTAAATATAAATTTTAAACCTCTACCTCTACCACCCGATGTATAAACACGGAAAGAAGACTCTATAAAATCAGTAGACTTAGAAGCATCCCCACCAGATGTTAGGGGGAGAGTGGGTGAAGAATTAGATTTTATTCCACCCCATGCAAAATGCTGAACATCAAACTTATCTCTCGAAACTTTATCTGGAGAAGTTACTCTTGAAGGTGGTTTTTGTCTTGTTGTCCACCACTGCAAAATTCTATTATTCTGAATACGAGTTCCATCTTTTAAAGTAGCAAGATACTTTTGATACCTTTCAATTTCATAACGAATAGGATCTGTTCTATTTTTAGTAGCTGACAAATAAACATTAGGATCCCATTTACCCAAATCTTTTCCGTCTGGAGAAAATCTCTGACCATATCCTATACTCTCTATATTTGGAGCACAAGTCTCTAAATCATACTCTTCATAATCTTCTTCTGCATCAAACTCTTCTATTAAAACTGTATCATCAGATGTTCTTGTCTTGATAAATGCTCTAGCAACAACACCAGATCCTTGTCCTGTATCATCACTTATATCAACTATAGGAGGATATTGATATCCAAACCCACCACGAGTAACTTGAACTGCTAATATAGAACCATCAATACCTATAATTGGAGCTGCTTGAACTCCTACTCCACCACCACCATAAAAATCAACTGCTGTCTTATCTCTTGCATCACTAGCACCTTCTTTAGTAGTTCCTCCAACAATAGGAGTTGTAAGATCAAATGCAGCATCAATACTTTTCTTCGTATCTCCCTCTAAGTTTAATCCAACAATACCACTACAACCACCAGTTGCAGAAATCTTATCTGGAAGCATGTCTGCTGGAACTAATTTATTAACTTCGTTTATATTAAGATAATCTACCTTATCTCTATTCGTAAAAATAAACTGAGTACCAGGATTTAACTTGGCTTCCTGATTTGCTTCATAGACACTAATTCCATCCACAAAACCCCTATCAGTTGAAATATATCCAACCGTAATATCACATTTAGTTGCTGGTCCGAAAAGATCGAATGACATATCTTAGTTCTCTATAACAGTTATTTATTATGCATTATCAAATGCTTCATCTAAAGACTCCCCAACCTCATTCAATCCCTTTATTATGGGATTATCTCTCAGATCAATATTAAGAGTAGCTTTTGTTGGTTGAGCAAACTGTTCAACAATTGAAGAAATAATAGGTTTTTTACCCTTAACAAACTGTTCAGTAACTGCTGCTTTACTAAATATTTGACTTGCCTTTGTCCCAGATCCACCACTACAGAATTGATAGTAATCAGAAACTGCTTTATTTGGTGGAAGTTCAAAGGGAAAAACATTCATTTTAATATTCTCAAAATTTAATGCTGATGTCATATTACCTTTAATATCTCCCAACTTAGAAAGCATACTGGTAATACCACCTGCAGCTCCCCCTGCAGTAGACATCTCAGTCATCATATCACCTATAAATGTATCCATACCATCAATTATATCATTATTCATTTCATCCATCTTACTTTTATTAGCATCTAAAACAGTAGCTATGGCATCCTCAGATACACAAACAGGAACTCTAGGTACTGCTTTTGGTTTTTCATCTCCTGTAGATGTATCATTAAAAGCAGCATTTAATGCTTGAGTCAATAATCCTGGTCCATCATCAGTATCATCTAAACCTATCATATTATTCAATACACCCTCCATCAATCCACTCAGTCCACCTGTCATATCATTAAAACTAGACAACATTTTTTGAGTCATATTATCTTTTAAATCAAGCATTTGCCACCTTTTACTTGCAGGTAATGCAGAAACTGCAGCAGTCATTTCTTTGTTTAGTTTCTTCTCACTATACTCCATCACCTTATCCATCATAACTTTCATATATTTTGATTGAGTTTTAGAAGAATCACTAATAACTTTCTTTAAATTTCTAATATTCTCAGTCATAGAAACAGCATCAGTATAACTTGATAGTGCATTCATAGCCTTATCAATACTCTGTGTCATATTATCCATGTCGGTCTGCACTGCTTTGTTAGCAGAATCAACAATATTATCTGGATTTAATAAAACTCTTTTCTTACAAAATACCTCATCCAGTTTAATAGTAGCAGCAGTTTGAATGTGGGGTGATTCAGATTCAATCGTTGCTCCTGGATTTACCTTTGATCTAAAAGAATTTGCCTCTTTTTTAAGTGATGCCACCCCTTTGGCAACCCTATTTCTAATTAAATTATCTTGTGCATCTTTAGAAAAACCAGGATTATCCTTTAAAATTACTTCTACTTCTGCTTTTGCACTATTAATAAATTTTTGTTGCTCTGGTGATATTGGAATATTATCAGGTAATCCAAATTTATTTAATCCAACACCAGGAACTTTATCAGATAGTTGCTTTGCCAGTTCCTTTGGTTTTGGTTTATCAACTACCTTATCACCATCTGGAACTTCAGGTTTACTAGTTCCTTTATAATCAACATTTCCTTCAGCAAAACCACTCGTTGCTAAAGTTCCTGGTTGAGTATTGCTAACTCTATTATCACCAATTTTAGTTGCTAATTCTGTCTGGGAATTATTTCCCATAACTCCCATAATAACAGGTTGCTCTTGTTCAGGACCATCTAAGAAAAAACCAAAAACAATATTACCCTGTCTGATCATGGGAGTTTGACCAGAGCTCTGCAGATATGCACCTGCAGTAACAGGATACATTACGTTTGCCCAAGGTAGATCCTTAGATTCAATTCCACCTTCACCTGCATCATGAAGACCAAAAATCCTTACTTTATATCTGTATCCCCAACCAGGAATACTTTGCTTGTCTTTAAATTTTGTAGGATTAATATTATCTCGCCAATAGGAATCATCAGAAACTTGACCAATCCACCAATTGAATCCTTGGCCAAGAAACTGTTGATTAAATAATCCTCCTCCTTCTACTGACATCCTTAATCGTCGTATACTCTACATTCTAATGAATCTGGATGATTATCACAATAAACTTCTAAATGCTTATCCTCATGCCTCGTATGCCAATCATTAATCTTTGCATCATTCGTATCAACTTCTGAATCATCATGGGCATGGAAAGCATCATTGTGCATCTCCAAATCTTCCTTACTATACTCTATCATACCATGATTGATATGCTCTTTACCATCTTTAGGTTCAAGATAGACCTCATGGTTTAAATCGTGTTTTGGAGTGTTGGTTGTCATGATTTCCTCTTAGTTAGTTTTACCCTTAGTTGGATTACCATCTCGACCAAAGGAGTCTCTAATCAAATTCAACTTAGTATAAGTCTCTTTGGCAGTAATGTAGTGACACAAATCTGCTATAATATATAGACCTCCATCCTCCTTATTTACTTCGTCGCCACAAGCTTTGTTTTGACTTTCACCTATTTGAGGAATGTCCATAAAGACTGCATCACCTGCATGTAAAGAGAACTCACCAGGTATTGTAATTGTAATTTGAGAAGCGAATAATTGATTATATCGCATGATAGACTGATTTACAACCTCATTCTTTTTAAAGTTTTCATTCTCTGAATTTTTAATTTGTTCTTCAGTCTCACCCATATGCTGTTGCCCTACAGTAGTAAGATAATATGTGGTTCTAGAAAAATTTGCATCTGCACCATCCTTAGTAAACACCTCATTCTGCGTTGGTAGTCCTTTTCCAGCTAATTTTAATTTTTCTTCATTTTCAAAAGCATCGATAATTTTAGTTTCATAATTTGTATTAAAGGGATTAATTGCAATACTACGAATATTGTATGCTCCCTGTGCAAGTTTTTTCTGAACATTTACACGATTATCTGTATCTAACGTAAGTGCTTTTGTATCATATTCGGGTGGAATACCCTTACCTGATGTATCAGGTGTTTCATTATAGATAATTGATATCTTTTTTTCTTGTGATAATAATGTATCAATAGATTTAAATTTATATCCTTCAGAAGTTTCAAAGAAAAAATAACCCGCACTAAAACCAAGTTCTTGACTTCCTGATGATACTGCTTTTTTAGATAAATCATTCAATACATAAAATGGTTTTCTATTCTTACCAATATATTGAATAGGGTTTTTAGTATCTTCAATATTTTCATCTTTTATTTTTTCAGACTTTAAAACATCCTTCAATATCTTTTTTACTTGCTCAGATATTTGATCAGCAGAACAATATCTTACTCTTTCTTTTTCATTATCAATAAACTCTTTAGACACTAGATCCAACTCATATGCTTTATCTGTGGTTTGCGAATCAGTAGGAATAGGTGTGATTGAATTAACATATAAACTATTATCTCCAGATGAACTAAACTTTATAGTATTACCCTTATTATCAGTAAACTTTAAACTTACTTGCTCTTCACCAACTATAGGTAAACCTTCAACAGCACTTATTTTCTTCTTATCCTTTCTTGATCTTGATTTATTACCCTGCCCTCTACCAGTCTTTACTGTTCTTGTCATCGTATTACCAGCATCACTAAAAACCACAGATGCTCTTACTGTATCTTGTAAAATACTTTCCCAATACAATACACGAACCGTTCCACTTATTAAACTTACAGTAGAACTTGAATTTTCATTAGAAACAACATCTATCGTTTGTAAAAGAGCAGGCGCAGATGGTCTTACCTGTTTCTTAAACAATTTCTTATCTGATTGAGTTAATCCTGCAAATGACATTAGTTATTTCCTCCCATATCTATTTAACCTCCTTTGTAGAGTGCATCACTAACTTCACTATCACCTCCTCCACCACCAACAACTACTGGTGTTAATGACTCTTTACTTTCTGTTTCAGGAACAACATCACCTCCAGTTTCAGATCCAGATTTAATAACGATTGTTTTTTCCTCATCATCATAATTTGAAATATTATTTGTTTTCTTAGCAATAGAATTTACATCTAATGGAAGAATGTTTTCAGCATTACCCTGAAGAGTAACCCGTCCATTATTAATCTCTACCTTTTGCAATCCATGTTTCATAATCAAATCAACATCTCCAGCATATTTTTTATTACCAACCCAATCATTCATAGCTTTTCCACTACCTTTACTAGCCTCAATTCGCAAATTATATAAAGCTTGTTCTATTTTACTTCTTTTTCCCGATTTTAACATAGAGTAATAACTTTCTTCATTTCTTTCTATTTTAGTAGTTGTTTTCTTTTCTGTCTTCTTATCATTCTTATCTTTTTTTCCATCTCCTTTAAAAAAGGAAGAAACCGCTTTGACGGGATCAAAAACGTTTTCTGTTATTGGATCCCTTGAAAAGAATGATTTAATTAATAACGGTGTGGTTTTCAAAGGATTCATTAACCAAGGAAGTATTGGTATTTTTTTACCCATTAAAAGAGAAAGTGGACCTATTAACAATTTCAATCCAACCCTAGCAGCCTTCCAAATTTTTTCCTTAGAACCAAATCCAAATCCAGGTATCCAACTAGGAGGATCTTTAGGAAAATCAGGTATCAAGACTTTAGGTATTCCTTTATAAAACCTAGAGAATCCTTTTCCTGTCCATTTAGCAACTGCTACACCTACATTTAAAACTTTCTTTATATCATTTGTCAATTTTTTAAGTACTGCTCCAGCACCTCCACCTCTGAATAAAGTATATAATAAATCTCCAATATAATAACCAATTGCTCCACCTAACAAAGTACCTATTACAGGAATTGGAATTGCCGTTCCAAGCATTTCACCTAATGCAGTTCCTAGACCAATAAACAATGCCTTATCCCATTTACCATCCGCAAGATAAGAAGTTAATGCAGCAATTATAGGACCAACAATAGGTATCCTCACACCCTTTGCCATTTTAGATAGTCCTTTCATACTTTGAACCATCCCAGTATTCATCTTCATCCCCAATCGGGTGACAATTTTACCAGCAGTTTTACTTATTTTACCAGCATTCTTACTAGCAAATTGACTGATCTTACCAGTAACCTTACCAGCATTCTTACTAGCAAATTGACTGATCTTACCAGTAACCTTACCAGTAACCTTACTAACCTTACCAAATGCTTTAGTGGTCTTACCTACAAATTGTTTAGCTTTAGCAAATTTCTTCAATCTTCCAAATTTCTTCACCCTAAGCAATCTATCTGCTTTAATTTTTTTAATATTTTTTAATCTTTTTAATTTTTCAGCACGTTTAGGATCAAAAAATCTTTTTGCTCTCTTAAATATTCTTTTTCCTTTATTAATGACCCCTCTTCTAACTCCTTTATCAGCTCCCATCCCAAACATTCCTGCTTTGGCTCCAACCATAGCAGCAATCAATGCAACATTTAAAAACTTAGTAAAAGTTTCAGAAAAGTTCTTAAATTTTTTCGCAGCACCATCACCAAAAACATCACCTATCCATTCCTCTGTTTTCTGAACTGCATTATATCCAATATCAATAAAAGTTACTAACCCATCAAGAAGTTTTCCACCAAAATTAATAAGAAAATCAGCAACAGCAGCTAGTGGTTTAAGAAGAGAAACAATTTGAGGTAAAAATTTAATTAATCTAAAGGTGAGCCATCCCATAAGGACATCACCAAGAAATTTCTTAATTCCATCTAAGAAACTAAGTTTAGGTATTAATGATTTTGGAGTTTCTTTCTCATCTTTTTTATCTGGTTTTTCTTTATCCTTTTCTGTTTTTGCTCTGGATTCATCTTCTTTTTGTTTTATCTCATCCTTTTGCCTTTTTTCTTTCTCAGCAAGAGTTCCCTTCAAAAGATCATCAACCAATATTATTTTTTTCTGAATGGTAAAAACAATATTACCACTTTCTTTAGGAGACTTTATTAAAGAAGTTTTAGGAGTGACTGCTAAATTTCCTCCTGTTTTTCCTTGTGGTAAAAATTTTTGAGCAGTTATTGCCATTATACACTAATCCCCAATACCTTTATCTTTTGAACAGATCTCATGGCAATAACATTAAAATTAGGAATCTCTGAAGAAGATTTTTCTGTATTTGGTTTATCTGCCATATTTTGTTTTTCTTGCTCATATGCAACAATAACCTTCGGTTTCTTTATTGGTTGTATTTTATTTGCTTCCATTCTTCTTTTTGCAGCACCTCTACCCATCTGCACTCTTCTTACTTGACCACCACCTTGGAAATATTGAACTAAACCACCATTTTTAAAATTCTGAACTAAACCACCATTTTTAAAATTCTGAACTAAACCACCATTTTTAAAATTCTGAACTAAACCACCACCATTCATTTTAGCACTAACAGATATATCAGCACCTAAATTATCCAGTTCAGACTGATTCTTAAGGTTTAATAAAGCTGTTGCTTGTGGGTTTGCTGCAAAAAACTTCTCCCTATCTTCTTCTGTTGTTTGACCTATTTCAGCAGAAAACGAAGTTTTACCATCGACTGTTTTTGATGTTGATGCGGTCTTTATACCCTTATCAAAATCAAAATTAGTGTCTGATGTTTCTTTTATTCTTGGACCTGGACCTATAGCTTGTGTAAGTTCCACACCTGGAGCATAAGTTAGATTAGTTAAAGGTTCCATACCCTGCAATACTCGTTCTTCATTAACAAACTTAAGCATATATGCTTCTTGTTGTTTTCTCTCTTCTGGGTCACTTACGACACCTGGTTGAGCAACTGCTTTACCACCTACATTATATCTACCCATTGTTGGTCTGTTAGTTCCACCTCCAGCAGCATTCATAGCAGCAAGAGTATTAGCACCATACTTTTGAACTGCTCCTTTAGACATAACAAACTCACCAGCAGTTAATCTTGCAGGAACTTGATCTATACCACCAGGACCAGATACAAAACCACCTTGTTTATATCCTATAGTAGGAAGCACATATCCACCTTCTTCATATTCCATAGTAGGAAGCACATATCCACCTTCTTCATATTCCATAGTAGGAAGCACATATCCACCTGTGTTAAATTCAGCCTCACCACCACCTTCTTCTTCTCCTCCACCTTCTTCTTTATTTTTTCCCATCAACTTGGAAATACCAAAAATAGCAGCTCCTGTTCCCATAGCTGCAAGAACCCAAGGATTCAACATCAATTTACCTATAGCTAATAACATAGGAGCCATCCATTTCCCCATCGTTATTAACATTCCTGTCACCATACTTGTCAAAGAATTGCCAAATAACAAATACCCAGCCAGCATCACAGGCCACCAATCCTGAAAGAATTTAATAATACTTTGCAATTTACCTTGATTTTCTTTATTACCCATCCACTCCAAAATCTTAAAAAGAACTCTACCAAGAATAACCTTTCCAATAAAACCCAAAAACTCACTCCATGCATTCTTCATGGGTGCAAGTAATTTAGTTGCTGTTTTCTTTATACCATCAAATATTTTAAATTCTAATTTATTTTCATCTCTTCTTCTCTTAAATCTTTCAGCCATTTTCCTCAAAAAAGAAAAATGCTTTTTGTCTTGTTTCTTTTCTAACTTTAAAGTTTTAACAATAGAATCAACACTAGTCCCAATCTTTACTATTGCACCACCCATCTCTCCTTCTGGAAGAGATTTCTTTTCCTTTTTATCAAAAAACTTAGAAGTGCTTATCTTTTTCTTAGTTGCTTTCATTCCTGCACTTGGTGCAGCTGCTTTTCTTTCCTTTCTTACCCTTATCAATTCCTCTTGTAAAATATCTGCTCTTGCACGTCCACTAGCACCAGCTTGTTGTAAACTAACTATAGATTCCATCAAAGCACTAAGATAGTCCTCATCGGATTCGATGTCTACCATCTCATATCCAAGATGGTGAAGTATTTCTATGGGACTAATCTTAACTGGCATTAGATTGTTGCTGTTGCTTTAAATTTTCTTCCTCAATATGTTGTTGAAGTAGAGCTACATAGATGTCTCGTTCCCAAGGCATCATATTTTCAATCTCCGTCAAGCTATATTTATGGTACTGCATCAAAGCAAAATTTAGTTTGAAGTAACTCTCCAAACTCATATGCAGTAGGGCTATGCGAAAAAAGACGCTAAACCCTCCAATACAACATCACTCTTTACTTTTGTCTTGGGGTTAGTAACCTTGACAGTATGAGATAATTTAGGCATAGTCTCAAAAAATGATTCAATCTCTTTAAATTGATTAGAATTCATTTGCTCTAAGAAATCTTTCATTTCTTTCTTAGTACAATCAGCAGATGCCCATACTTCATCTTCAGTATAGATCTTATCAATACAAGTTGCGATCAAATCAAATGATTGATCCATCACATTATCATTAAAATCAAAATTGTTCTTAATAAATTGATCAAGTGATGGATACTTCATTTCCATCATAATAGAGTCATCTACTTTAATTTTATTACTATGGTTATCATTTCTTTGAACTTCAATGTCATCAAGGTTAATAGTTACTGGAACCTGAGTCTCTTCATCATCAGGGCAAATAATATTAACTTCCAATTCTTCTCCAACAGATTTACCACGAATATTTAAAAACAAATATTCAATATCAAATGTGGGAAGATTTTCTACTTTTATTCCTTTAGAAAGAATGCAACTCTTCAGAACTGCTTTAATAGCATTTGTAATTTGCTTATTATCTTCACTCTCTAGAGCAATCACAAGAACCTTCTCTTCTTTTACAAGAAATGGTCTATATTTAACAGTTGCACCTGTAGAAGGTAACTCCAACTCATAGGTCGGAGTCGCAATTTTTGGTAAAGGCATAATTTACTTTAGCACTTCAGTATTGTTATTTAGTGGGTTTATATAGGTTCTCCACCAGCACCATTTCGTGCAACACCATCTGCACCCATAAACCAAGCTCTTCCTAACGCATCTCCAACAACAGCACCAGCAACGTCTCCAAGGAAATCATTTCCAGTCAATCTATCAACACCAGCATTAACTATACCCGCTGCTAGACCTGCTGCATTAAATCTTGCTTGTCCTGGAGGAGTAGTTTGTGAATATGCTGCTGTTTTATGCAAGTTCTTTAAAACATATCTTACATAACTCAGAGACACAGTGCATTTTAATAATGAAGAAGTGTCATAAGAAACGGGCATAGAGTTTATTGCCAAGGGGAATACTCTAGTAAACTCATACTGCAAAAGATTTTGATGATCCCTTTCAAACTTTGTAACTTTTAATCCTGAACCCACATAACTATCAGGGTATTTCATCCTATAATCATAATTATCTTGCAATAATTGGGTATCCTGATCCCCACCACTAATATTTCTTCCATTAGTGATATATGAAATCCACTGCTCAAAAAATTTGATTGGTTGATATAATCCAGAATCAACATAAAAAGTTAAATCTATTCTATCATCAAATATTCTTCTATGGACATGTTTCTCTGTTACACCTGTTCTATCATTATTAACCTCAAATGTTGCTAGATTAGATCCAGGTAAAACTGCTTCCGAACACATCAATTGAATCTTATCTTGCTTACCTACACCCCTCCATTGAGAAAGCGCATCAATAATAGGTATCTCAACTTCAAAATGAGAAGTAGTTGCTGGTCTTAATAAATTAGCCTTAATGTCTGAGACTCTTGCTACTCGTGGCATTTTATAAATACTTTTTGACCTTATATATTATGTATAAGAGATATGGCAGAAAGTATTAAGAGTATATTTAAACCAAAGAAACCTAAGAAATATAAAGGAGATATAACTAACATTATTTGTCGTAGTTCTTGGGAAAGGAGGTTTTGTAATTGGTGTGATATAAATGAAAATATTGTTGAATGGGGAAGTGAAGAATTTTGGATCCCTTACCTATCTCCAGTTGATAAAAGAGTGCATCGTTATTTTCCAGACTTTATTATAAAGGTAAAAGAAAGCACAGGTAAACTTAAAACATATGTTGTTGAAGTTAAACCTCTCAAACAAACAAAACCACCAATTCAGAAAAAAAGAGTAACTAAATCATATCTTTATGAATGTAAAACATATGCTGTAAATCAAGCAAAATGGAAATCAGCAGATGAATGGTGTAAAGATAGAAAAATTGAATTTAAGATTATTACCGAAAAAGAATTAGGAATCAAATGAATAGAATTGAAGCAGTCTACCAAGAATTAGAAAATTCCATCAATGATCCTGAAGATCTAATGTTAATCATTATGGAAGCACTAAATGATACTGTTACACCCATACCTGAAGTGGGTAAATTCTATACCTTTATATACAATGCAAAAACTCCAAATATTACTTATGACCAACACCCTCTTATTGCTTGTACAGATTTGCAATCATGGGGATTTAAGGGATTAAACTTTCATTGGAGACAATCTCGTAATTATACATGGGAAGAACTTGCTGGACAACTCTATATTGTTGATTATGATGAACTTGATGAGTTGCTTAGATTTCCCTATGGAAAATTCATACTAAATAAGTAAAAAGACTATATCTAATGGCAGATCCAGTCACAAGTGGAATCAAATCTATCTACACTGGTAGGGATGGTTTAAAGAAAACACAAGTCTATACGGCAACTAAAATAACGCCCACCACACTTCCTTCTGGAAATAAAACATATAAAGTAGAAATTGTTCAATATGATAATAGAAAAGGTGAAGGTGGTAGAGTCATAGGAACTAAAAATGGTAATAAGATAACTTGGAATGATAATGCAAGTAATGAAATAAAAGAAGATGAAAAAGTTATTAATAGAATTAATAAAGAATCTAGACACCAAGCATCCACTATAGAAAAAGATCTTGCAACAACTTCAGCAGATAAATCAGCATTTAATAAAGCTAACGGAAATGGTAATAAAGGAAACGAAGCTGATAATAATCAAGATCCACCAAAGATGAGTAATCTTAATAGTGCTGCATCTACTCTTAATGCAGGAGCAGGAAAAGCTGCTGCTGGTACAAGAGAAAATGGATTTACCCCAAAAGGAAAACCATTAGTTTTTCCTCAAAGTTTAAGACGAGGGACAGATGGACAAGACTTTCTTAAATTTGATATGCTTAAATATGAACCAAGAGATTTTGATGATAAATCATTCTCCTTCAAAAAAAGATCTAACACAAATACAAGAACGATAGGAACGGTTATTCTTCCTATTCCTGGTGGAATCCAAGATGGTCAAAATGTTGGATATGGTGATAGTCGCATGACTCCATTAGATATGGCAAAAGCTAATATAGCACTATCAGCAGTAGAAGAAGGATTAGGGGCTGGTGTAGCTGCTGCAGGAGATGCAGCACAAACTCTTGCTGCTGGAATGGGTGATAATAAAAAAGCACTTGCAGCCGTTATTGCAGGAATGGCAGCAGGAGCAGGTGATCTACTTACCAGAACTACAGGTGCGGTAGCTAATCCCAATATGGAACTATTGTTTAATGGTCCTTCATTAAGAACCTTTAGTTTCCAATTTCTTCTTGCTCCTAGAAGTCAAAAAGAAGCTAAAGATGTAATAAAAATTATTAGATTTTTTAAACAGGGAATGTCACCAATTAGAACAAAATCTAGATTATTCCTAAAATCACCCCATACTTTCCAATTATCATATAGAAATTCTAAGGGGGATGATCACAAATACTTAAATAAATTTAAGGAATGTGCTTTATCTACGTTTGGGGTCAATTATACTCCAAATGGAAATTACTCAACATATGAAGATGGAGTAATGACTGCATATCAAATGTCTATGACTTATAGAGAACTTAATCCAATATATAACGATGATTATGGTAATAGTGGTCCTCTTCCTGCAGAAATAGGTTTCTAAAATGTCAAATTATTTTAATTTAGTCCCAAATTTTGAATATGTTAGCAGACTTCCTGATGCTAAAATATCAGACTATATTACTGTAAAAAATCTTTTTAAAAGAGTATTTCTTAGAGAAGATATTTACCAAAATCTAACATTTTTCAAAAAATACTCAGTTGTTGGTGATGATAGACCAGATAATGTAGCTGCTCAAGTATATGAAGATCCTACACTAGATTGGTTAATTCTTTTAGCTAATAATATTATAAATGTTCAAAATGAGTGGCCATTGCCTCAAGAAGACTTTAATCGTCACCTTTTAGATACATATAATGATGATTATGATAAAATTTATAACGGAATTCATCATTATGAAACAATTGAAGTAAAGGATAGTAATAATATCATCATAGTGCCTGAAGGGTTAGAGGTAGGTGAAGATTTTTCAACCACTTACTATGATTACTTTATTGGTGGATTAACAACTGCTAACAATATTACCCGACCAGTAACAAATTACCAATATGAAGAAAAAATAGAAAATAAAAAAAGAGAGATTTTCATCCTAAAACCAGAATACATTAGTGTCATCATGGATGATATAGATGATATATCAACATATAAAAAAGGTTCCACCGAGTATGTCGATGAAACCCTAAAGAGAGCCGAAAATATTAGATTATATCAATAAAAACCTAATAGGGCAAAAAATACCAGAGTTTTTTTTCCGACTTTTTTGGAACAAAAAGTCGAATTTCCCTCAGCTATTCTTCCGCTAACTTTTGGAAGTATGATAATGCATCATCCTCCTCTGAACTAGCAGATGCTACAGCAGCAGTCACAGTTTCTTCTGCTTTACGTGTCTCAAAGTTAGGTTGGAAAGAACCACGAGAGTTGTCCTCTTCAAACACTTCCTCATCTACACGACGAGCAGGTTTTTGTCCTAAAACATACTTCAGACGTTTCTGAAGATCATCATAAGACTTAAACTGATCAGCAGCAGTGACAGCAGAAAGAGAATACTGCTTCTTCCATAATGCTTCTAGTGCATCATCATCTTCTAAGAGAGGAGATACTTTATCGAACTCTGACTTATCATAGTTCCAATAACCATCCTTCTTGACGATCTTCAACTTGAAGTTAGCACCTTGCCAGAAGTCAAAAGGATTAATTGGTGTTTCATCCTCAAACTCAGGCTGCATTGATTCCATAATCTTATCAAAGATCTTCTTACCAAACTTGTAGAGGAATACTCCACCCTCATTCTGAGGATTGGTAGGATCTTTTACAACGTAGATGTTTGCATAGTAAGAAAGCTTACGCTTCTGTCTACGAACTACATCTTTGTCTGCTTCATTACCACTGTTCCAGAGTTCACGATTGTACTCTGATACAGGATCCTTGCCACCAATTGTGGTCAAAGAGTTTTCAATATACCATCCACCTGGTCCTTGGAATGCATGTGAATACATTTTTGCCCAAGGTATTTCTTCTCCTTCAGGGGAAGGTAAGAAACGAATTACGGCATAACCATTGCCTGTTTTATCAACTTCAGGCTTCCAGAGACGCTCATCAGCACCTCCACTTGTGTTGTTCATCTTCTCCACTTCTTTGACTAATTTTTGAGTCAAAGATCCTAGAGAGGATTGTTTTTTTAGATCTTTAAAAGACATTTAGATTTGTTTTTAGATTTGGCTTTTGTGTACCTTTATATGTTACTAGGTAAGTTCATTCCTGTCAATCTGTTTTTTCAATACATCAACCATAGTAGCCATTTGACTAAATGCTTGATTCATATCAGAACTAGATGGGAAACCCATCATTTTAGCAGATTCAATGATCTGCTCTTTCATTTTCTTTGCTTCGGGATCATCCGATAAACTAAGACGAGTGTACATAATCTGTTGCTTCTCAATCAACCTTTCAAGAATATCAACATGATGATGTTGATCTTCCTTTGACATCGAAGGAAACTTAAAGACATTAGAATAAACTTCTTCTTGAAGTTCACTAATCTCTACCATCTCCGCACGGACTACATCTGATTGAAAAAAACTCATCTGTTTCTTAATTCCTCAAGAGTCACCGTCGCTGGAATCACTCCCCTCAGAGGATTCGATATCTGCGCCATCGCTTTCGCCCACGACGCCTTCGCTTTTGGTGGCATCTTGTGCCTCCACATCTTTGCTGTCTTCAATTTGTTGCAATACATCTATAGCACCCTCAATTTTAATGCGAGTGTTAGATAATTCATTAAGTTGATTGGTGATAGTTTTATATCTTTCCTTCAACTCTTCAAGTATTGAAGCATTTTCAAGTGCCATTAATAACAACCTCCTTTAGAATTTTTTTGTAACGGGGTACATTGATATTTAGGAAAGGTGTATATTTTTTAATTTTACGACTGACGGTTTCCCACACAGGGTCATTCAATCGTTTATCAAAATTCTTTCCATACCCTAATATTATATCACATATCACCATAGTTTCAATTGAAGTTCTATTTCCCAAATAGCTCCTTAGAATTGGTGGGTGTCCTTTAGAACAATTAAACATATCATCAAAGTTTTGTTTATAAAAAATATTTTTAACTTCTTGCTTAAAAAGATAAGAAAGTGATTGATTTCTTTTTTGCCAATCCTTATAAGTACTACGACCATTCTTAATAATATCTGCCATATATACATTTTTAGGATCGGTTCCTGAAATAAAATTAGAAATAAAAAATTCTTCTATTTCTTTATCAGGAAAATCTCTAGACATCTTCTCAAAGAAAAATCTATCCTTTCTACTATAAAAAGACTTTACTTTTAATCTAGGAAGTCTATTACCATATCTCTGATAATCATAAGAATCTTTGGTAAAATGAGACTTCAAAGCAATATAAGTTTTATAGCAATCAAAGGGCATCATTATATAATAAGACATAAAGGAGATTGAATAGAAATTATATATCTACAAAAATATTTCCAGAAACACTTATTCGATCCTCACTACAATTGTAGTAAGGATAAACAATATGTTTTAACCTAGAAGGAAAGAAAAGTAAAGTTCCTTCATACCGTTTTCCCATTTTATATGAATTAGTACAAACTTCTCCTAATATATTGGTATATGAAAAACAAAAGTTTGATTTTTCAGGTGCATTGGTAACTCCATAACTAGGATGGTTCTGCTCCGCATGTTCTGTAGGAATCTTTAACCAAAGTACAAAACTATATACCCCTGTATGACCATGTATAGGATTAAATTCATTTTCTTTTTGATAATTTACCCACCAACTACTCAATGTATAGTCCACATATGGACTAGATCTTACCACCATTTGACTCTCATCTTTTTCAGAAAGTTGACGGAACAGAGATTTAATAGGCAAGTTGACTGCCAAATTAGAGAAAGTATCATCATATAATGATATTAAGGGAGTTAAAGTATTATTAAAAAACCATTTATCTTTATCGTTTAAAGGAAAACTAGAATCTATATTACCTGCAAGAACATTATTACAATGGTCTATAGGTCTTTCATCAATACACTTCCATACATAATCAAGTTCTATTTTATTTAATTTATATTCTAACCATCCATGATTAGGTGGAACATGCCATTGTGTTCTTGATTTAATTTCTTGACTTATTTCTTCAGACATTTATCTACCCTCTCTTGATCTATTTCTAATAGTAATATGATTACCTTCAATAGCAATCTCTAAGTAATCTCTATGACTCCATCCTAACTGATCATATAACTTATTAAGTTTATCCATGTCTTCCCAAAGATCGGTGGGAGTAGGCTCCCCCCAGAAAGGATTGTCATCAGGATCATTCATAGTGGTAACTTAGCTCGTGAACTACGTTTTAAAAAGTTAAGTTCTGATGCTTCATACTTAATCTTTTCCTTTAAAGGTTTTGGAATAAGTTTAGGGACTGATTCCAAATCAATACTATTCTGATCACAAAAGTGAATGATAGCATCAATATAATTCATGTCTTTATTTACCTGCACTAAAGTTTCAATTTCTTGTGCAAATCCAGCAGAGGAGAAGAACTTACTCTTCAATACCTTCTCTAATTCATTCTCCATCCTGTCTCCTAGTACTGTTACTAACAAATTCTTTTATATACCGTACTAATAATTTAATATAGTCCCCTTTGTTCCTTTTGTCAAATACTTTTACTTCACCACCAGGAGTTACCATGATAGTAATTAATTTCTTAACAGGAATTTCAGTTAACTCATAGTAAGCAGCAGCATAAAAGGTTTCCTGTACAAAATAGTTTTCCAACCACTTCTCAGGTTTAATCTTTTCGGATGTCTTAAAATCTATGACTGCCAATTCACCTTCATACTCTGCTATACAATCAACTCTACCTGCAAGACCAAGGTACTCAGAGTAAAGGGTTCTTTCTATAGCATGTATGTTATTTATCTTGTCCAAGTATGGTTTAGCATGGTGGAACATAAACTTAGTAGCAGGTCTAAACTGCTCCCAATCTATTTCATTGTTCCTCATATACACTTCAACTGCTTCATGGAAATCAGTTCCACGAGTAGTTGCTTTCTTTGTGATACGATTAGCTTCTTCTATACCAACTCTCTTACGCCAGTTAATAAAGATCTGACGATTATAAAAAGAAGTGACTGAAGTAATAGAAGGAACCCAACTACCATCAGGAAGTTGATACAATCTACAACCAGGAGTTTCTTTCTTTTTTAATTCAATATCACCTAAGTAATTACAATGCTCAAAAATCATAGAGTTGTTTCCAATTTAGCTAAGAGATACTCCTTGACAAATCCAGAACGAACAATATCTTCGACTCCGAACTCAATAATATCAACTGATGGCATAATGCGAAGGATCTTCATAAAATCAATCACACCATTCTTTTCATTGGTCTTAACTAAATCAGATTGAGTAGCATCACCACAGAACATGATCTTAGAATCTTGACCAACTCTTGTTATTATACTATCTAACTCATGAAAATTCAAGTTCTGATACTCATCTACAATAACAATTGCTTTATCAAAAGTAGTTCCTCTTATAAATGAAGTACTCCAGAAATCAATTGTACCTTGAGACTTAAGATTACCATAAAGCATTTCAAAGTCTGCCTCTGTTGGCATCTCAAACATATATTTGACCATATGTTTGTAAGGGATCTGGTATAAAGATGACTTATCTTCATGATCTCCTGGTAGAAAACCAATCTCTCTGGTAGATACTAATGACCTTACAATATAGATCTTTTCATAAGGAGTCTTAGGATCTAATACATCTTTAAGTGCATTGTAAAGAGTTATAAATGTCTTACCAGTACCTGCACAACCATATGCCACGAGGTTTTGATTATTCTCATAGCATCTGAATAATTCTTCTTGGTTTGGAGTTAGAGGAGTGATTGTCCTCATCAAGTCCGTATTAATAGGTTTCTTTCTTTTCATTTGCTTATTACTCATTCCATATGGAACAACTGGCTTACGAGTTTTAGATTTGGATGGCATATTATTCTACATCAAAAGCAGATTGAGTTTGAGATTCGTAAGATCCTTTTCTGGCTAATCTTCCCGAAATACCACCAGATTTTTCAGATTTCTTTAAGATTTCACCCCATCCAGGATTTTTATTAACTAGTTTATCTCTCCACTCACCAATAGTTTCAAGTCCCAAACCAGGCATCGTAGAAGGATCAGAGTAATCTCTATCCCAATCAGGATTGTCAGTCTTCCACTGATCCCAAGCATGGACACTCATCTTAACTTCTTTCTGTTCACCAGTTTCTTTGTTTATAACGGGGTATGTTGCCATATCAATAAGATAATGTGTACGATTATTTAGTTGCTCATCTAAAAGGTGGACCACTAAACCAAACAACAAGTGATTTTCTTACTCCAGATGTAAGAGGTCTAACTCGATGCCAACTATTAGAAGGAAAAACAATTATAGATCCTTTAGGTAATTTGAATGTGTGATATCTTAAATCATCTCGTGGTCCTCCAACTTCTATATCTAATTCTCCACCTTCATATTCATCAGGATCATTTAACCAAATACTAATACTAATTTTTCTCACTATATTAGGATCATAATCTGGTGAATTTGGATGAACTACATCCCTATGCCATCCATAATATCCTCCCTTATTATAAATTCCATATTGTGGGAATTCTAAACTAGTAATATTCCACTTCCACTTAGATATATTATTATTCCAATCGATAATCATATCTAATAATTGTTGATTCAATTCCATATTATCTAAAAAAGCAATATCACTTATTCTTAATCTATCATCTACGTATGGAATTGCATCACCTATTTTAGCTACTTCCATATTCAAAGAAGGTTTACTAATTTCTTCCTGAATCAAATGCCATGTATGAGTATTAAATATACTATTTGTCCCATAAGATAAATTTTCCAATATTTAAAGTAGTTCTAAACGATTCCACTCAATAGTATTCCTAACATATGAATTATTTCCTTTTATATAATCATCAACTCCTTGTAAGTAAATATTTCCAGAAAGACTTATTCTAATTTCATTAGGATTATTTGATAAAAAAGGATGTACTGCATGTCGCAATCTAGAAGGAAAGAAAAGAAAATCTCCTACATCTGAAGGTGTGAGTACCATTGTATGATCAAATTCTCTTACTACACCATTATAATAAAAAATAAATTCAGATATTTTAGGAAGTTTTAACCAAATACTATATGATAAAACTCCATTATGAGTATGAATCGGTAAATAATCATTAGGTTTTTGAAGATTAAACCACGGCTTTCCAAAAACAAAAGGACTGTTACTAGACAAACACTCAATAGCATTAATATATGAAAAATTATCCATATATTTACCTATATAAGGAAAAATAAAATCCTTTAAATAACCAGTATTTTTATTTGATACAGTAAAATGAGAACAAGTTTCATTACCTTCGGGTCTTTTTAATCCTGTCTCTATCTCTTGATTGTTATTACATTCTAATGCTTCACCTAATAAAGAATCAAATAAATTTTTAGGTAAAGAACCACGAATATAACCATCATTAGGAAGTTGTTTTAATTCCATTCCAATGCTTCAGAAACTGCAGGGAAAGTCTCTACAAAAATATTCTTACACCCATTTGCTATGTCCATATGTTCTTTCTGTGTTCCATGTGCTGAACGTAGATTGATATAATGTATCCAAGAACGACATGAACCAGTCATATAGATTCTGGTAGGAGTAGCAAGAGGGAGTACAAATCTTGCACATTCTTTTGCCACACCTGCTTCTAACATCTGATTATATAAACCAAAGGCAGAACTAAACAGAGTATTCATCTGTCTATTAAATTTCTCAACCATCTCTGGATCTAGATCATCAATACTATTCTGTCTGTTCTTATCATCTTGTCTACGGAGTTCAGGCAATTCAATATCTCCTAGAAGATTACTATCAGCATATCTTTGAGAAAACTCTTGATAGGTAAAACTTCTATGCCTTAATATCTGTGCAGCAATACCTCTTGTAGTATTGATCTCTACCGTCATGAATGCTTGCTCAAAGACACTCCAGTGACCGTGCTGGATGCAATACTTAAGAAGACCAGCAAACTTCTCATTGTCTTGGTTCTTAGGGTTACTAACACGAGCAACATATGCCATGTGTTGTTCAGCATCAGGAGTGACACTGATTAAATTAATATCTTTATTCATTAGTCAGGGTATCCATCATCATCTTCAAAAACTTCTTCATAATCTCCTACAGGTACAGATTGGTATGCTTCTATATCTGAATAAATTTCAGACTCCAACTCTTCTACAACTTCTTTAAGAGCCATGATTAAAACTTTTAATTTTCCTCTGTTCATGATTTTGTTTCTCATTATTTAGAGTGGGTAGGAGGTTGGATTTATGTGTACCAACAAGTAAGGGGCATTGCTACATGAGTAGATTTTTACCTCACTGTCTGAGACCCGACTGGTAAGTCGATTCACCTTTTCAAGGTGCAGCACCACCTGTGTCTCATCACCTTAACTAGCCTTATGCCAGCAAGTTTATTCAGTCACTCCCGTGTTGGGTTCGTCAACTCAACAAATATATTATTGCATAAAAAAAGAGGGGTGTCAACACCCCTCTCTAAACCAAGTAAGGTTATGCTCAACTCTTAGATGCGAACTTGCGTTCTACCTTGACTCCACGATACATAAGATCATGGTTTCTGTGCTGAGCTGCTTCAGCGAGTACCTTATTGTTGTACTCTGTAGAGTCGTAAGAGACTCCTCTATAAGTGACTTGTGCCATTGGCTTTCTCCAAAGTAGTAGGGATTTTTGCCCCGTTCCTTCAGTCGGCATTTGCGTCCCCCTTGGGGATGAACGATCCGTTCCGTGTCGGCTTACTTGCGACCTCCTATGAGGTTGAACGTGTGTGTTAATACTAACACTTGCTTACTATATAGTCAAGTTTATTTGTATTTCCTGATACAGTTTTGTTATTCTCGTAACATTTCATCACGAATTCTTCTTGCCTGTTCATTATGTTCACACAATTTAGACATCCATATTCTCTCATCCAATCCAACTTCACCATCAGTTGAAATCATGCGGCAACAAATATCTATTATGTTGTTCCGATAGTTAGTGCTTAACATAGTCCAATACTGTAGTCGGTAGAGAATTTTTAACATGTTCTATTGCTGCTGGTAGTATACCATATTCCATTCTTTGAATTGCTTTTGTTAATGATTCTACAGTATCTTCTGGTAAAATGGGAACCTTTCCTTGAAGAATTATTTCACCACCATCTAATTCTTCATTCACATAATGAACAGTACATCCTGTTTCTTTATCACCTGCTTCCATTGCCCTCTCAACTACATTCAATCCTTTATACTTAGGAAGTAATGATGGATGTACATTAATTATAGGAGCAGGGAAAGAAGCAGGATTTTTAATCACTCTCATATATCCAGCAAGGATAATAAGATCTACATTCCATACCTTAAACATCTCTATCATTCTCTCTTCATCTTTATGAGGTATCCTGACATGAGGTATACCCCATTTTGCTGCTCTCTTAACAGCACCACATTGTTTAGTGTTGTGTATCATCAACACAACTTCATGCTTATTGCATATGGGATTTGTAATTATGTTCTCGAAGTTGGTTCCGTTTCCAGAACACATAACACCTAGTCTCATAGCCTGAATTTTAATGGGGATACTAACTCAACCTGTATTGGTTTGCTAAGTATGTCAGCAAGTTTATGATATGCAATAGCAGTCATTACTTGCGGTGCTATAAAAGCAACCATTGCTACAACCCAAAAGAAATAATAATAATTTTCTTTGTTTTGTGTTCTCATTCTTGTAATTCGTCTAGTCGATATGGTTCGGTTTTAGTAGGAACCCATTGATTGTTTTCCCACTTATAACCTTCTCTACCAAGATACTCTACCTCTTGTTCCCACTCATGTAAAGCTTCTATGATGATTTCCTTAAACCATTTCCTAATCATTTCCATTCCTCATAAGGTGGTTCTGGTTCATTAATACGATGCTTGAAAGCATTGCTATCAAAATATGATTGACCTGTCTTACCTTCCCTTTCATCCAATACTTCATTGATAAGTATCTTCAACTCCTTAACTTCCTCTGGAGTATGTATCCTACGAGGATAGATCATCATAGGTTTATGTGTTTGTATTCCTACTTTTCCTTTATAGTTAGGATCAACAGGACCACTCATACCTTGAGTATCAATCTTACTCATAGTGGCTTTCCATCCTTATCAACAAGACCCATCTTCTTTACTTGTCCCAAGTTAGACTTCTCTGCTTTCTTTATCCTCTTATACTCTTCAACAATTTTATCCACCTCACTCTTAGGGATGTTAACCTTTAGTTCTTCACCCTTAAATCCTTTATTACCATTCTTCTCAATATAATCATTAATCTTGAGTTGGATGTCCGCCTCTATGATTTGATTGATTTGGTCTCTTAGTTCATCACTCATTTTCTTTTCTTCCCCTTCTTAGGTGGAGTAGCTTTAACACCCCAGAGATTAGGTCTTATTGTACCACATCCATATTCAATTTTCTGAATTACACCTTTCCCATACCTATCATAATATAAATCAAAAACATTTGCCATCTTCTCAGAACGAGTTACATCTAAATGTTCTGTACCCTCTACCATATATGTGACGTTAAAAGCATCAGTAGGGAGACTCCTATCCCTTGCTTTCTCCCACGTAGTTTTCTCTAAAATAACATCACACCAGTAATCAGCGGGATTAATTTTTACTTCTTCTTTCTTTTCTTCTGCCAATTCCTGCTCACTCCTCTTTATTTGCTTACCACCAACATTAACGGTCATGATCTACCACCCCATTGTATATCAGGATATGCTTCAGCAACCTGATCATATGTCACAGCATAATCTTCATGCAATCTACCATCCTTTGCAAGTACTACAACCCTTGCTTCATTTGGATGAAGTCCCTCAAGCATCTGAATAAACATAGATTCTCTACGTAAATTATTCAAAGCATCATTACCACCCTTCACAAAATGA